CTTGTGCCGGATAAACGGTCTTAGCGAACTGTACATGACCGATACGAGCGAGCGTTTCTACCGTACCATTGTGAAGAACGTGACGCATGAGATATTCAATCCCAAGCGTAACTTCATCACGTTTGACAATTGTGTCCTTGACACGGAAACGATGGAAACGTTCGATTTCTCGCCCATGATAGAATCGTGCATACGTATCAATATCAATTATGACCCGTTGGCGCGCAGCCCGTTGTGGGAGAAGTTCCTGGACGATGTGATTCCTGTGAAGGACACCCAGGATGCCTTGCAGGAGTTTGTAGGGTGTGCCTTTGTTGACAGGAAGAAGATCAAGATGGAGAAGATGTGTTACCTTCTCGGTTGTGGTAGTAACGGTAAGTCGGTGTTCTTTGACGCTGTTGTCAATGCCCTGGGGAAAGACAATGTGTCGTATATGGAGATGGCTGACCTGTCGGGTGACAAGTCTACTTGCGAGTACAATATAGCTATGATAAACGGGAAGCTGCTAAACTACGCCTCAGAGATGGGAGGGAAGGACGTGAGCGGTGGAAAGTATAAGAAGTTCATATCTGGTGAGCCTACTATGGCGCGCCTTCCGTTTGGTGAGCCTTTCCTTGCCGACATGATGCCGCCTTTCATGGCCAACCTTAACAAGATGCCTTCTGTTTCGGACCAGACTTACGGTCATTTCAGACGTTCTCTTGTCATTCCGTTTTATCGTGTGTTTAAGGAATCGGAGCAGGACAGGTCGCTTCCGTTGAAGCTGTCAAAGGAATCGGCAGCTATCATAAACTGGATCATAGAGGGTGCAAGACGGTTTGTTAAGAACAAGGGTGAGTTTACGAGAAGTTGCACGATAGAATCCGTTACGGAAAATGCAAGACGTGATTCCAACAGTGTCCTGTCGTATCTTTACGATTCGGGGTATGATTCTTCGGGAGATATTGAGGAATCGGCTATCCGTGACCGTGACCTGTATGTGAAATACATAGCATACTGCAATGACTGTGGTGTAAGACCTTATAGCAAGAGAAAGATGGTTGACATGATACGCCAGGAAGGCTATTCCGTCACTTCCGCGTGGGATGAGAACAGGAACAGGCTGTTTCAGGTTGTCCTAAGACGAAAGTATAATCCTGACGAATACCTTCTGCAACAGGCTGATGATATAATGAAGGAGGATTTGCCGTTTTAATGGTGGTTTGTTTTGGTATATCATGAATAGAGGAAGTATAAAAAGTAAGTTGTATGCTTGGTTGTCTAGTATGACTATGAAGTATAATTGGCTTCAAGTGAAATTGGAGTACAAAGAAGATCGTGGAGTATTTTTAGTGTCATTTTCTCCCGTAAGCCAAATTGAACTTTCCGAAGAATTTAACCGTGAAGCAATGCAGTTTGCAGACGAGATGAACGCTATTTATGGTAACGAAGCACCTTTATTCACCGATGAAGAAGCACTCTTTAAGCTGTCAGATAATGCGCAGATTTAATATTGTTTAACCGTTATTGTTTTTACCATATTACTTTAATATGTATTTTTGCTGAAAAATTTTATTGTGTATGGATAATAAAGAGATTGTTTTATTTGATAGAAGTATTCGTGTTACTTCTGATTGGTATGTATGTGTGTCTGATGCCCAGTGTGCGATAAATGAATCCCGTAACAGGACTGGTTTGAAAAGGTATAATTTCAGCCAGTGGTTAAAGACGCTTTACGTAAGTGATATGGTTTGCAGTATTAATGAGAGCGGCAAGGATGCTTTTAAGGTTGAGTTTGACAATGATTCGGGTAAGATAGAGCAGTATTGTCATTTTGGTGTGTTTGTTAATATGATTTTGTCGGCAAGTCCTGTTAGTGGTGTGCTTGACGATGAGGATTGGTTTAATGATTACGTTTGTGATGTATATTCCATTGACGGTCATGTTTATGAACATGCCAAGATACTTGCCGTTGGCGGTTTGTGGCGTTATACGACAAAGAATGCCAGGTTCAGTGATGATATCCGTATGATGGATGATATCATGTATTCCGTTCCCGATGGTGACAAGGATGCCGTGTATAGCCTGTTCTTTGATTTGTTAGGTACGTTTTATTACAATTGGGAGTTTGCGTTGCGTTATGCGAAGAAACTTCTTTTAGGGGATGTGGAGGAATGATTATGAAATGTTTTGTTCGTTTTGTCATGTTTCTCATATACGTTGACATTTTATTTGTTCTTCTTGTGTTTATGGTTCCTGCCGAAATGGTGTACAGGTGGACGAGTGGTCGTAAGCCTGTAGGATATGTTTCATGCCTTTCTGATTTTCTAGGATATCCTGACGGTTATCGTTATACGTTGAAGGATTTCTTTAGGGATATAAAACAGGGATGGCGTAATTTTAAGTAGCATGGGTTCTATTGATTATGAGTATATATTTGCCAATCTTGATACTGTGCTTGGGCTTCCTTTAAGGCGTAGGGGTAAGCGGTGGATGTTGCCTGCCCGGATAAATCTTGAGAGCCATAGCAGGAAGGATAAGCTGGTTTTCTATATGAACAAGTCGGGCAGTATTACCGTTACCGAGCAGGGCGGTGATTCTGTCAACCTGTTTGACTTTCTCGTGTCTTATCTTCCCGGTTGCAGTAGTGCTTCTGATGCTTTTAGGATTCTGTCAAGCCCGGAAGGTTGCAGGATGAGTTTGAAGGATTTTTACGAGAAGGAGTATGATTCGGGTAGACAGGAATCAAAGTTTGTTGATATGAAGTATGTTGACAGGCTTAGCGATGCCGGGCATTGGAAGGGTAATAACCTGTACGAGTACCTTTCAGGTGTTTTCGGTGTTGATTCCGTGAATGATGTGTTTTCAAGGTATAAGGTAGGATGTCTTGGAAAGGAATCCGTTGTGTTCTGGTATTCCGACAAGGATGGTAACGTGTGCCATGACAACAGGATAAGATATGAGGTGAACGGGCACAGGAAGAAGGAAGCCCATGCTTTCAGGAAGTTTACTACGGGCGAAGGATTTACCTATCGCGGTTATTTTAAGCCGTTTTTAGGGGAGTATTGCAGCGATGCGATAACTTGTATGGTTGAATCGGAGAAAACTGCCATAATAGCTTCTATGGCTTTTGGTAACGGTTTTATATGGACAGCTTGTGGCGGAATGAACCAGCTTGGAAATAAATTGCCAAAAAATGTTATTTTATTCCCCGACTTTGATAATAAAGCTATATCTTTGTGGGGTGACAAAGGACGTGTGGCGAAATGGTGGGAATACCCTAGCCTGTCTTTAGGATTGAAGCATAACGATGATATCGGAGATGCTGTTATTAATAATTTGAAGAGTATTAACATTAAAGAATTTAGGAAATGGATATTGAAATTTGACTGTCTTCAATCATTACCAAAACGTTAATGATTTAAGATGAGCAGATTAGCCTAAGCTCAGGTATAAATCTGTGCTACGTTAGAAATGAATGTATAGGAACGTTGAAATGTTTATCCAAGTTTCAACCTCTTCGGTCAGTGATTAAACAGCCTCCAAAGGGGCAGTGTTGCTGGCAAATAAAGGAAACCATTTCATAACATTGGCGATGGGTAATTTACGGGAGCAGTCCTGGGTAGCTTTATTTTAGCTGCCATAATACTAAACATTAAAAACATAACAAACCAATAATTAATTAACTATGGTATATATTCTTAATAAACATAATGAGCCTCTGATGCCTTGTTCAGAGAGAAAGGCACGCCTTCTCTTGAAAGATGGTATGGCAATTGTTTACAGAAGGGATATTTTCACCATTAAACTAATAAATGGAAGCTATGGATATAAACAGCACATAACATTAGGTGTTGACTGTGGAAGCAAACATATTGGTGTTTCTGCAACAACTGATAAGCAAGAACTTTTTTCAGCGAATGCTGAACTAAGGAATGATGTTGTTAAGCTACTTTCTGATAGAAGAATGTTGAGAAGGAGCAGAAGGTTTAGGAAAACAAGATATAGGAAACCTAGATTTAATAATAGGATTGTAAAAAATGGATGGATTGCTCCGTCAATAAAGCAAAAGATTCAATCTCATTTTAATTTAGTTGGTTTTCTGCATAAATTATTGCCAATATCAAATATTGTAATTGAAACGGCTTCCTTTGATATGCAGAAGATTAATAATCCAATTATATCCGGCAGTGAATACCAACAAGGAGAACAGCTTGATTTCTTCAATGTGCGTGAATATGTGCTATTTAGAGATAATCATATTTGCCAACATTGTAATGGTAAGAGTAAGGATAAAGTATTGAATGTGCATCACATAGAGAGCAGAAAGACGGGAGGTGATAGTCCAAATAACTTGATTACCCTTTGTGAAACGTGCCATAAGGCATATCATAGAGGTGAGCTTGAATTAAATGTAAAACGTGGGAAGTCATTTAGAGATGCCGCCTTTATGGGGATTATGCGATGGAAATTGTATGACGAGCTAAAACTTAGATACGATAATGTTTCAATGACATTCGGCTATATCACGAAGTACAAACGAATAAAATTAGGATTGGATAAGGAACATTACAATGATGCTTATTGTATATGTGGTAATCTTGCAGCTAAGATGTTGTCTACTCATCATTTTATAAGGTTTATTCCTCGGCATAGCAGAGTATTGCATATGCAGAAATTCAGTAAAGGCGGTGTAAGACGAAGTGCTAGTGCTTCTTATTGGCTTAACGGTGGTAAACCTTCTAAGTATGGTATTAGATTTACTAGGTTTGACAAGGTCAATTTTAATGGTATTACTTGCTTCATCAGTGGCAGCAGTAAAGGTTTTGCTGTTTTGCGAGATATAAATTGGAATAAGGTTAATTGTTGTAAAACAACTGTTACAGTTAATAAATTAGCATTAATTTCTAGAGTTCATGGCTGTATGTTGTTTGGGTAATTATGTGATAGTAATTTAAAAATATAAGCATGGCTAATAAAGGAGAAATAAGAATTGACGGTAAGGTGATGGGAAAGGATTACGGCAGGTATTTCTATTCTCCACGTGGTAATATGTGGACTGTCACCTTGTGTACGTATGACTGTGATGATGGTCGTATGTTTGAAAAAATAGAGTTGTATAGGACAAAGGATGAGGCTAGGGAAGCCGCATTTAGATTAAACACGGATGTTAAAAATGGATAAAGTAAAATTTGTAAAATTAAGACGGGATGCAGTTCTTCCCGAAAAAAAAACTGATGGTGCTGCCGGGTATGATTTGTATGTTCCTGACAACACATTGATAAGAAAAGGTCGTAATCTGATTAAACTTGGTATAGCCATTCAGATGCCATCAAATATGAAGGCTATTATCAAGCCTAGAAGTGGATTTTCTCTGAAAGGTATTATTGGCGTTGACGGGAAGTATCATGACGCAGATGTGTTGGATGGTGTTATTGATTGTGATTATACTGGTTGTATCGGTGTTATAGTGAAGAGTTTTGAGAAAGAGCCTTTCTATATTGCTGCCAAGGAGAGGATTGCTCAGCTTCTTTTCAGTAATTATATTGAGGTT